TAGATATTAAGATCAAAACAAACTCTAAAGCTATTGAGAAAAGGTATAAAAGATTACAAAGCAAATTTCCATCAATAATAGATAAAGGTATTTTACAAGGTGGATTTCAACTACTAGATATTATTAGAACTAAAACAGCTAAAGGAGTTGATTTTAGAGATACACCTTTTGCTCCATATTCATCAAGTTATTTAAAACAATTACAAAGAGAGGGTAAGCCAACTAAAGTAGATTTGTTTTATTCAGGCAGAATGTTAGGTGCATTAACACCATCAAATAGAACAGTTAAAAAAACAGGCAAACACAAAATATCTTTAAACTTTAGTAATGCACAAATGAGACAAAGAGCATTATTTAACCAAGTATTAAATGAGCCAAAGAGAGAATTTTTTGGCTTTAACAATAGAACAGAAAAGATTATAAACAAACAATTCAATAAATTTGTTGAAAAAGAATTAAAAAAAATGAAACTATGAGTGCTAGAGAAAATATTGCATCAAATCTATTATCAACGATTTCAGGTATTAGTAGCCCAATAACAATTAAAAAAGCTACTAGACAACCTTTTGATATAGACGAGTTATCAGATAAGCAATACCCAGCAGTAATAGTTCAAACATCTGAAGAAACAAGAGAAGATTCTGAATTAGGAAGTGGTGCTAAAACAAGAATAGGTACTATTGATTTTGTCATATTAGGTTTTGTTAAAGGTGCTGAATCTAATATTGACACTAAAAGAAATCAATTAATAACAGCTATTGAAACAGAGTTAGAATCTGATATTACAAGAAGTGGCAACGCACTTGATACAGAAGTCACAAGTGTAGAAACAGACGAGGGTACATTGTTTCCTATTGGCGGTATAAGAATGGTTGTTAGATGTACTTATGAGTTCCAAGCTGGTACACCATAGTAAAGGAGAAGATATGGCAAAAGATAAAATTATTGACAAAATAGAAAAGAAAATAGATCAAATTGAAAAGCTACACGATAAAGAGTCTATGCTTTGTGAAGAAGTAAAAGACTTATTAGCTGATCTTAGAGATGACGAAGATGAAAGATGGGAAGATGACTCAGAGGATGACTTTAATGAAGATATGGATGATGAAGATATTGACGATGAGGATGATAAATAGTAAAAGACTTTATGGCTAAAGATATTAAATTATACAAAGATAATTCAGAAATAGTTATTAATGAATCTAATCTTGAACATTTTTTAAGTCTAGGTTATAAGCAAGAAAAACAAACTAAACCAAAATCTAACAAGGATAAAAAATGGCAACACATCACGGAAAAGAAGGAGTAGTTACTGCTGGTGGAACAGGTATAGGCGAACTTACAGGTTTCACACTTGAAACTACAGGAGATGTTGTAGAAGATACAGCTTTAACAGATGCTACTAAATCATTTGTTGCTGGTCGAACTTCATTCTCTGGAACATTAGAAATGCACTTTGATGAAACAGATAGTCCACAAACAAGTTTAACTGCTGGTTCTTCTATCGCTTTTATTTTATTGCCTGAGGGTAATTCAAGTGGCGACAGAAGTTTTACAGGAACAGGAATTGTTACAGGAATGTCAGTTAATAACTCAATGGAAGCAATCGTTTCAAGAACTGTTACTTTTCAAGGTACAGGGGCATTAACTATAGGTACTGTCTAATAATTTTGTATGAAATTTATTGACAGAGCAAAATCTCATTTTGAGTCTCTTGGTGTTCAACATATTGAAGTACCTGAATGGAAAGATGAAGCTGGTAATCCAAGTGTTATCTATTGGAATCCTATAACCTTATCTGAAAAGAATAAACTATTTAAAAAGTCAGATAATCTAAATGATGTAAGCATTCTTGCAGACATATTAGTTATGAAAGCTATCGACAAAGATGGCAACAAACTATTTACATTAGAAGATAAATTGGCATTAATGCATAAAGTAGATTCTGATGTATTGTCTAAGATAGCTACTGAAATGGTAAAAGCTATCAATCCTGAACAGGTAAAAAAAAACTAAAATCCGAGCCTGAATTAAAGAATTGTTTTATCCTAGCTGATAGATTAAAAATACCTTTAAGAGAAGTTTTACAAATGGAAGAATGGGAGTATAACCATTGGTTAGGCTATCTTTTATTAGAACAAGAAGAACACACAATAGCTATGAATAAAACAAGGCACAAATAATGGCACAAAATTTAGTATTAAATATATTAGCAAAAGATAAAACTAAACAAGCTTTTAATGGTGTCAGGGCTGGATTAACAAATTTAAGAAGTGCAGTATTTTCTGTTCAATCAGCAATAATAGGTATTGGTGGTGGACTTGCTATTAAATCAATCTTAAATGTTGGCTCAACTGTTGAACAACTTAGATTAAGATTTGCTTTCTTATTTAAAGGTGTCAAAGAGGGAGACAAAGCTTTTCAAGGATTAATTGATTTTGCAAGTAGAGTACCTTTTTCACTAGAGGAAATTCAAGCTGGTGCTGGAAACTTAGCAGTTGTTACAAAAAACGCAGAAGAATTAAATGAGATTTTAAAGATAACAGGTAATGTTGCATCAGTCACAGGATTAGATTTTAGAACAACAGCAGAGCAAATACAAAGATCATTTTCTTCAGGTATTGGTAGTGCAGATTTATTTAGAGAAAGAGGTGTTAGAGCATTATTAGGATTTAAAGCTGGAGTACAGGTTACAACAGAAGATACAAAAAAAAGATTTAGAGAATTATTTGGAGAGGGTGGAGAGTTTGAAAAAGCTACTGAAGTTTTATCAACTTCATTTACAGGTACTTTATCAATGTTATCTGATAAATTATTTAAGTTTAGATTAGATACTGCACAAGCTGGTTTCTTTGATTTTATAAAACAAGGTTTAGCAGAAATTAATAAATTAATTGAATCAAACTCTGAAGTATTAACAAGTTTTGGAGAAAAATTATCTGATGGGCTTATTACAGCTACTAAACAAATAATAATTGGAAGTGCTGTAATTATAGAAGCTATAAAACCAATATTTCAATTTGTTGGTAAATCATTATTAGGTCTTTTTGATTTTCTAAGAACTTTACCTGATGGAGTAAGAACTTTTGGAATTCTTGGTTTTTTAATGCTAGGTGGTAAAGGTAAAGCATTAGTTATTTTAGTTGGTGGTTTTATAGATGAAATAAGATCAATGATGGGCGATTTGCTCATGGATTTTGCTAACTTTAACCAAAAAATTTTAGAAATAAGAAAATCTTTATTTTTAGTAAGTGATGAAAATTTTGTTAAAATATTAAATCAAAATAATCAATTAGTTGGTATAGCAACAAACTTAAAAAAACCAATAAATGAATATAGAAAAGAACTTGAAGCAACAAGTGGTGGATTAGATACAACAACAAAAAAACTTAGAGAATTTTTAGAAACTTTAGAAGCTAAAGCTTTAATATCTGCTAAACAAGTAGAAGAAATATTAAACAAACTTAAAGGAGCAACAGACGAAAGTAAAAAAGTTGGTTTAGAACTAGGTAAAGTAAAAGACAATATTTTAGAAGCATTTAAAAAAGACTTTGAATCAATAAATCAGACTATTGGTAAAATGGCTCAAAGTGGTATCAAAGCCTTTTCAAGAGGATTAGCAGAATCCTTAGTGATGGGAAAAAAATTAAATATGACTATGAAAGAAATAGCACAAAAACTTTTAGTAGATATTTTAGCATTTACGATTCAAATTGTCATTCAAGAGGTAATTAGAAATGCTTTGACAGAACATAGATTAAAAAAAGAAAAAGAAGTATTGAATGTAATGCAACAACAACAAAGAGAAATGAGAAGTCAGAATAAACAAAGTTTAATATCAACTGCTTTGTCTTTTTTTGGTGGCAGAGCATCAGGTGGAGCAGTATCAAAAGGTAATCCTGTTGTAGTAGGAGAAAAGGGTGCAGAATTATTTATACCAAACTCATCAGGTCAAATAACTCAATCAGCTAGAGGTACATCAGGTGGAGCAGTAAATGTGAACTTTACTATTAACACAATAGATTCAAGAGGATTTGACCAAGCACTTATAGAAAACAGAGGAACAATATCATCTATTATAAATAG